GAAAATTTTCAGCCCATATGATAGGTGGGTCAGTTTCTTCGTGTAGTGTGAACATACAATTATTTTAAAGCATAAATTTGGATTTTCAACTTAATAAACATATATATCTTAGATTATGTCATCTAAAAACACAAAGGCATTTAATATAGTAGAAAAGTATGAGCTTTCTGAAAATCACAAACGAATCGTTGATGCTATATTAGACAGAGACAATAAGCTTATCTTTATTGATGGGCCTGCTGGTACAGCTAAGACTTACTGTGCTGTTTTAGCAGCTTTAAAATTAATTCAAAGAAGAAGCTTCAAAAGCATTCTGTATTTGAGAAGTATCGCTGAGTGTTCCGCTCAAAAGCTAGGAGCCTTGCCTGGAGAGTTGCATGAGAAGATTGGTCCGTTTGGTGCTCCATTCTTGGAAAAGTTGAGCGAAATGATTTCTTCTACATCAATTACAAAGCTAGCCTCTGAGAGTGTTCTTGATATTCAACCACTCAACTTTTTAAGAGGTACTACGTTTTCAGATCAGATCGTTCTCCTGGATGAGGCTCAAAACGCTGAGCTGGATCAGCTTATTATTGTACTTACTCGTCTTGGAGAACATGGCAAATTGGTTGTTATTGGAGATAGTAACCAGGTAGATATTAGAGACAAGAAGAGCTACGGCAACCTTGTAGCTAAGTTTAATAGTGAAGACTGTAGGAGTAACGGCATACAATCCTTTACTCTAGGCGAAGATGATATTAAGAGAAGTAAAATCTTAAAGTTTATTGTGGGTAAACTTAATGAACTTAAGTCTAACCGATGATGTGAAACTTAAGAGCTTTTGAAATCTTTTCCATAATTTTTTTAGGGTGATTGCCTTCCTTTAAAAGTCTATTATATTCAGTTTTAAAACTCTTAATAAACTCTTCAGATAACTTTAGGTTTCGTGGGTAAAATAATCGAGACTGTGTTCTCAATGGAGCATAGTTCTCGAGTAATTTATTGAAGTTGTTATTAAATTCTTTCATCATAATATTTATTTTTGGCAATGAAAATTTAAAAACCAATTAGCCTGAGCCTTAGTATGGCTGGTAGCTTTTTTGGTTTTTAATTTTCTAGCTTTGCTACAAGACATTTTGCCCTTACCAAATTTCTTGGTAGCTTTAGCTTTAAGAGTACCTTTACCACCCTGCGGAGTTGTGCGGGTGGTTTTTTCTAAAAGAGTAAAGAATCTCTTTTCGTACTTGTTCACTAATATTATTTAGTCTTCTCAGGCTGCTTTAGTTCAGGTCTTGCTAAAGCTTCTAGAGCCTCTACATCTTCCATGCCTAGATTTGGGTCGCTAAAGAGGCTGCCATTAGGATCCATAGAGTCTCCATCAGCATCAAGATACAACTTCATGATTTGGATGCGTTCGTGGCGATCTCCAAATGTTTCAATGATGGGGGGTCTATCATCTGCGTTAAAATAATTAGACTTTGGGTTGTCTCTATTTTCCATTGCAAACACCTTGAAGAGATTGTCAATCTCAACTCTCATAAACGGGTTTGCATCTCTCATGCCATCTTCTTCAATTTCTGGAGTTTTAACAGCTCTTGTAATTGGTATATAAAAAATAATATCAATATATTTTAAAGAATCTCTCACGACAGGTATACATTTTTTAATAAAATCGAAGTCAATATCTCCTACACCGTGATGGTAAGCCCACATGGAATAAACAAGATTGTCAAGCGGGCAACGATCAATAATAATCTTATCACTCTTGCGAGTTTCTTCCAGCTGCTTGACCTGAAAGTCCAGTATGGCCTGTTGAGTCTTTTTTGTAGTACTTGAGCTGTGTGGCAGCCCACTTTCAATTAAAATATCTCTGTAGGTTTTTTCGGGGGTTTTATAACTAGCCCACTCAGCAAGAAAATCTTTAATCAGAGTAGATTTGCCCATGCATTGGGCACCAGAAATGGCAATTCTCATGATACTATTATATACATTGAGAATTTATAAATCTACTAAAATGTAAACATCGGAGCATCATTCAAGAAGAATTTTACTGCTGCAACATTTAGCAGCTCTTTTATTTTAACTTTATCTTCTTGAGTAAGCAGAGTAAACATGTTTCTGTATGTTTCATCTGCAATATTAAAATTCTTTCTCTTACACATGCCACAGCTGGTCTTTCTTGCTGTTTTTACAACACCCATGAAGCTCAATATTTTTGTGCTTGCGAAGTGAGAGTTGTTTGTTTCTAGAAAATCGTACAACTCATTAAAGTTTTTAAATGTATGTTCGCTCATATTTCAAGCTTCTTAATTGTTAAATAAGAAATATATATTCCATACCAATACAATGGAACATAAAAAATATCTGGAATAATATTTATACTGAACAACAATACAGAAGACCAAAAAGAAATACAAAAAGGGCAAGCCAGCAGACTGGTAACAACATTTTTATATTCTGTTTCTAAAAACAGAGGGAAGTCAATGTTGTTTAGATTTCTTCTCCAACGTCTAATAACACCTACATTATCCCTCGATATAAAAGAAAGAACATCTGGAATAAGACAGGTGTCCTTCCAGATGTAAATTACCAACGAAATGAAAATAACTAGACATACGCTTAAATCAAACAAGCTCATACATCTAGTTATTAATTCGTATTAGACTTTCAAGGCCTTATTCCAAAGTAACAATTGCAATCGAGGACTGAAGTTAAATCCATGCTGCTTACAAACTTCTGCAACCCAAGGAGCAGCAGCAGTATGTTCATCTCGGGAACCACAGCAAGGCATCAACCAAATTTGATCTTCAGTAATACTAAAAGGCTTGATATATTTTTCGATAATCTCTTCAACATCACTATCTTTCTGCACAACAAACTTAAAGTAAGAGTAGATACTAGCATGGTAAGCAATAACCTCTGGAACGTATCTCTTCTCTTCTGGATCGCCATTAGTAGACAACTTAGGAGACACAGTAAAAGTAGCAGCTATACCTTCCCAGTATTTTGCAGGAGTAATCGTACAGTTAGTTTCAAAATCAATACCAGGGTAGAAATCATACTTTCCGAAAAAAGCTTCAATAAACTCAATCAAAGCCTTTTGCTGAATAAGAGGTTCACCACCAGTAATCTTAAGAACATGATTACCTTTCAACTTATTAATGTAATCACCATCTTCGAAGATCTTAAAGATCTCCTCAAAGGTTAGCTTATTCTTCTTAGACCAGCTAACATAGCTATCACAACCAAACGGAGAATCAGGAGACTTAAACCCAATACAAGTTAAGTTGCACATGGCCAGTCGCATGAAGATACTTGGCTTACCAACCAAGTGACCTTCCCCTTCAATGGTTTCAAAGACGTAGTCGTCAGAGAGAATTAATGAACTCATGATTAAATGATATAGAGAATCTTCTCAAGTTCAAGCCCATTTTGTTCCAAAGTCCCAAGTAGAAGGACGATTCTTACCACCAACTGGAACCCCTTGTGGGGGCGCACTAGTCTGCTTAGGTACAATGCTAATCGGTTTATTTTCTTCAGGAGCCTTAGCTGCTGGTTGTTTTTCAGCTGCAGCAACTGGAGCCCAAGCAGGTTCAGCAGCTTTACCCTTCTTGCCTTTGCCTTTAGCTGGCGCTACAACATTGGCTACTTCAGCAACATCTGCAGCAGCCTCCTCAGCACTCTCAACAGAGTAAATAGCAGAGTTCTTCTCATGCTCAAACACCTCAACAGAATGCGCACGAGCACGGCCGCTGGTCTTATGCTTCACATAGCTATCAGCAGCATCGAAGCAATACTTTGCAAACATTTCAATTCCAACCCCTTCATCCATAACAACAATTGAAGCAGCTCCAGCCTTTTCAAGCGCCTGAAACTCTTTCATGGCAGGATCATTCTTAGCAAGAACGAGAGTATGATCAAACTTTTCCTGTAAGAACCCCTTAAATTCGTCAAAGTCTCCAAAGTCTACAACCCAATTGTTGGTGTCGAGAGCCTCAGCAGTAAACGTAAACTTACCGGTAAGACGGTACCCATGAATGAATCTGCAATGGGACTTAGCATTAGGCTGACGAAATGCAGCGCTTCCGAGTTCAATAACCTTGGTAGAATAGTATCTCATACTTGAATATTTTATGAACTTTTTTCCTAGAATCAAGCCTTGACTTGAACGAATTTACCTCTATAATAAGCGTATGAATGATGAGATTAGAGAGAAAGATTACCTACTCCCGACTGCTAACAGTTCTATGACCTTGAATGAAGAGCAGAAGCTCGAAATTATTGAAAAGGGAGCGAAGGCATATGAGGCTTTTTTAGATGCTCTCCGAATTGATTGGCGCAACGATCCGAATAGCGCAGGTACCCCTCGAAGGGTTGCAAAGTCATTTGTGTTTGACTTGATCTCAGGCTGCTATGAGGCTCCTCCTAAGGTTACTTCTTTCCCTGCTGATGGGTATGATGGCATCATTTCTCAGACGAACATCCCTTTGACAAGCATGTGTAGTCATCATCACTTAGCCTTTACTGGTCTTGTGCATGTGGCCTATATTCCCAGCCTTGAAGGCAGAGTAATTGGCTTGAGTAAGCTGAATCGCATCGTGGAGTATTATGGCCGTCGACCTCAGATCCAAGAAGGTTTGACAATGCAGATTCATAATGCTATTAACGAGGTTTGTGAACATAATAAGGGAGTAGCAGTTGTTGTTAAGGCTCAACATACTTGCGCCTGTAATCGAGGGGTCAGACATCAAGGTTGCTACATGGTTACTTCTAAGTTGTCTGGAGATTTCTACGATGATGAGAAGACTCGCAAAGAGTTTTACGATTTTATTAAGATGGCAGGAGAGTAGTCTTTCTACCTGATGGCAGTAAATAATACTGTATGTCAGGAGCATTTGAACATAAAATTCTAACTGTTAGTCAGTCAAAGCAAGCCGGTCTTCTTGGCCCAGCGAAAATCGCTGCTAGTAAACCTGATACAGGAATTACTATTGTCAAGAAGTCGGCTTATTTTGTCATCAGAGACTGTGCAAAGATTACCGAAAAGTATCTGGTGCATCACGTTTGGGGAGAAATTAAAAATCCAATTGATAGGCTCGAGGGGACTTTTACTAGAGCTGAAATTGAAGATTTTCTTTCCAGGGCTAAGAGAGATACAGAAACACAGCAACTGTGTTCTGTTATTATAGAAGACATCCATAAGAAGAACAAGCTGGAGAATTCTGGCATTGTATCTCCTGCAGCTGAAGCCCCTGTGGTGAGGTTCGATTTTACTGAATTTGAGAATGATAAGATTTACGGAGATTACGATGTTGGTACTCCGCAGGCAGATGTAGTAGAAATCTACATACGAGCTTTTTCTTGAAGCCTTTAAACCCAAACTATAAATAAACTTATGAGTGATGATACCTCTTTTGATATGGAGTTACCAGACATCCCGATGCCTGGTCAAGAAATTAATACTGACATAGAAGATAAAATACCAGTAGGTTTTAAGTTTAGTTTTGTTGGCGCTGGTCAAGGTGGTTCCAGAATAGCAGAAACGTTCTACAAACTTGGTTACAAAAGAGCTTGTGTAATTAATACAGCTCAACAAGATTTAGCTGCCATCGATGTGCCCAATAAACTTAAAATTGGCCAGGATTCTGGAGCAGGAAAGAATAGAGAGGTTGCGAGACTGGCTTTAACAGAGCAAAAAGAAGATGTGCTTGATTTGTTTAGAAAGTCTTTTGCTGGTAACTTTGATCGCATTTTTGTTTGTGCTGGCGCTGGTGGTGGTACTGGCTCTGGTACAACTACTGAGCTTATTAAGATTGCTAAAGATTATCAAGATTCAATTAAGTCTACCTCTGATAAGGTTGGAGTATTTTTAGCTCTACCAAAAAACACAGAAGGGAAAAAGTGTGCTGAGAATGCTCTCAAGACTTTAACTGAGGTTCTGGAGCTAGTAGATCAAGGAATTGTTTCTCCATTAGTAATTATCGATAACGAGAAGATTAATACAATTTATCCAAGACTCAGTATTAATCAGTTCTGGAATACTTCTAACAACAGCATTTGCTCGTTATTCAATCTGTTCAATAACATTATTACAAAAAACAGCAGCTATACTTCTTTTGATAATAAAGACTATAAAACTGTTCTGGATAGCGGCATTATTGTGTTCGGAGCAACATTAGTTACACAATGGGCTGATGGTACTGATATTTCTAAGGCCATGAGAGACAACTTAAAGAAGAACATTCTCTCAGGTGGCATTGATCTCGGAACTGGTAATATCGCTGCAGCAGTAGTTGTTGGGGATTCAAACGCTCTTGATAACATCCCGCAAGAATATCTGGATCAGGCTTTTGAACAACTAACAAGAACCTTGAAGAGTAACTCAACTGTGCATCAAGGCATCTATAAGGGCAACAAGGCTGGTTTAAGTATTTTTACTGCTATTGGTGGTTTAGGCAAACCAACCGCTAAATTAGAAGAATTGCTTAAGCTTTCTATTTAGCGTTTTTAAGGATGTCAAACAAGGCTTTGGCATCCTCTTCGCTTGTATTAAGTGGCAAAGAAGATTTAAACGCCTCATAATTTCCAGCTTTAGCAAGGGCTCTTACTTTAGAGCCCTTCACTGTAGATACATTTGAAGGGTCAATATCCCCAGTCATGGCTCTCTCACCTCCGAGAGAAACAACATTAACCTTTGTACCATCTCTCATGGGTGTTTTAAATGTTTCTTCGTTATCAGCTTTGCGATCACTACCACTAACAATGCTAATAATTGGGTACTTTAATACATTGTGTAAGTAGCCTGCAGCATGCTGAGGGGTAGTAATTCTATCATTCTCAACTATGTTAATATCAGCGTAAGTTGGGTTGTTCTTAAATGTAGATAATCTTGCCTTATATGGAACCGGACTCTTATCTCCTTTTTCGCTTGGAGATAAGAACACATAGAAGTCAGCATTGTTTTTATCAGCGTGTTCTTTAGCGAGTTTAATTAAGTAATCATGACCTGCTGTAGGTGGGTGCATTCTTCCAAATATAAAGTATGCAGCGTCTTTCTTCTGCTTGGATATTAAATCTGCATGAGTAACAACTGCTTCGTAGATTTCTTTAAACGTTTTCATTACTCATCTCTCATTTCAACTGCATCAGTTTCACTTGGAACTTCCAACAACCCAGCATCATCAATTAGTTTTTTGAGTACTTCTAAAATTTCTTCAGCATTTTTTGCAGTAACTTTCTTAGTGAGAAGATTTGTTTGAAAGCCACTCAACTCAACTGTTTGAGGATCCAACCAGAAAGCTTTCTTAATGAGATTAATAAGGTAAATAACTCCCTCTGGTGTAGGTGTTTTATCTTCCTCACTTTCAATATCATCTTCATCAGGAGGAGTTGTAGCATCCTGTGGCATTGGCATGTCACCAGTAGCCAAGGACTGCGGTCCTGTAGGAGCATCCCCAATTTCAGGAGCAGATGGAATTGCGACTCCACCCTCACCTTGTTCGTTAATCTGTAAGAGATACTTTATAACAGTAGAATCAAATGAAGAAATATTATGATTGGGCATAGCTTGGGCTGGGTCTATTTGGGTTGTTTAAGATTGCAACGTCGTCATTCATAACGGTTCTTGAAAGTTCAGCTTGTTTATCAGCTCC